ATTTAAGTGATATCAAATTGTAAGTTTATTTAATATTATATCCATTGAATAGCTCCTAGAATTTAGGAGCTATTTTATTAATTACTCACCGATAATCATTTGGCGATCGCCTTTTTGATTTGCCCATAATTCCCGAACCAATTCAACAGATTCAGCAGGGATATAGTCAGTCTGAACCGGACGCATTGCTTTAGAGATTAGATGATCATGTCCGCAAGATTCTAACCATTTTTCCAACTCCTTGCCAGACTTGAATTTTAATTCCTTGCCAAGTTGAGCCAACGACTTCCCACGAAATACAGCCAGTTGTTTTCCATCTTCATTCATGATAACCGATTCAAACTGGGTTTCAGTTTCTCTCACTACCGCATCGGGGCGACCTTGAATTAGTGCTAACATTCCTGCACCGTGAATGGTGACGATAGAGGCACTGGATTCTAAAACAAATCGCTGATCTTTCATGGAACTGGCTTGGGCTTCGGCAATTCGGACTTGCAGCCGGAGTGCTTCTAATTCATCGCGTTGCTGAGGGATGACGGTTTCAGCTTCACGGGTTTTAATAACGAAGTAAGATTGAGCTTGAGCGATTTCCGGTTTGCGGACATCACCATTCATCGCCGCGAGATAAGCACCGAGGCGAGATAATTTGTAATCTTCTTTTGGGCGACCACCACTTTTCAGGATTGACACTGAAAAGTGCTTGCCAACTTCGTTTGAACCTTGTTGTGCCTCACAGGAAACCATCGCTCGTTCAATGGCTACTTTAAATTCATTCCATCGGGGATACCCCAACAAACCCATCAACTCCCGTGCTAACCAATACTCGCAGCCTTCACGGTCAACGCGCTTAATAGAGTCAAATGGAGATTTAGACTGCTTGTGATCTTGATTGCCAGATAATGCTATATTAGACATAAGAACTTCTCAGTGATTTGTAATGTTTTTTGAGAAAAGCCGGAAAAGATAGAACTTTCCGGCTTTTCTCTTTTCTATTATACAGCATTGCCATTCAAGTTATTAACAATATTGTGATAGGATTAAGTTAATTTTATCCCTATAAACAATGAGATATTACTTCGATCTATTTGTGGTTAAGAGATTATCAAATCAATGGAGTTCGATGATAATTCCATTAACTCCCGGCTCTCAACTTCCCTAATTCTCCTCTCTGATTGTTCAACACCCCAACAACCTTAAACAAATCTTGATTCTTGCGGGTGATACTACTCTCCAAAGCATTAAGTCTATTCTGACGTTTAATACCCGATGCCGACCCGTCTAACGGCTGTTCCTTGAGTGCCGTTATCTCCCGTCGCAGTGTTGCCATTTCAGATTGAATACCCGTTAATTGTTTCTGGGTTTCTCCTATCTGACCCTTGAGGGTTTGGATTTGTTCGTTTTGTAATGGCGGTAATCTCAAGTCTCTAACATCTTGAATAACCTCACCTAACTGCTGTTGCTTAATCTGTTTTTCTAACTGTAATTTATTCAGTTGAGCTTCTAACTTTTTAGTTCCTTTTCCAACCGTAGCAAGCTGTTGAATCTGTTGTTGAATTTCAGTTATCTTAGGCTCTAATTCAGTCAAGGCTTGATTAAGGATATTCCGATCTCTAATCATTGCCGAGGCTTTATCAGCTTGATAAGTTAACGGTTCTATCTTGATTTCTCTCATACTTAGAGATTGTTTTAATTTATTCTCAATCTCATCTAATTGTTTAAATAGTTCCCCCCTCTCAATGGCTTTTCCTTTCACGTCAAAGAATACGGGTTTACCAGCATCTTGTCTAACCTTCTCCCATATTTGCATGGTGTTATCTGCGTTATCTCTAATTAGATTTGAGCTATCAAGATTGTATCTATCAAGTTGTTCTAATAGAATATTTTGCTCATTTAGTAATTTCTTTTGAGCATCATTTAAGGATCTAATTCCATTCCCTGTTACATCTCCCTGTTCCTTGAGTACCGTATATTTACGTTGCCAGTCTTGATATTTGCCTACGGTTTTCCGTAGTTGACCTTGTACATCATCGGGCTTGATTGATTCCCTGACTTTGACATCAGACGCTTTTTTACCATCCAAAGATTTCCAGAGTTTGTCAACTCGCTCGTAACTTGACCCCTGCCAGTTGTCAGATGTTGATGATTTGATTTGGTTTTGCCAGTATGCGGCTTGATCTTCTGCCCATTTTAAAAACTTGTCTTCCTCAATTAATCCATTCTCAGTAAATACTTTAAACTGGGTATCTTTTTTGAGTGTTCTAATGTTGGACTGGACAATATTGTATTGTCTTAAGGTTTCGTCTGCCAACTCTCGAATTGCTTCCAAACCAACCTTCTTCCCACCCATAGGGGATAGAGCCAAATCTTCAGGGGATAAGCCATTGTCATTGAGCCAACGCCGTACCCTTAGAGTTTTTCCAGTGGCATCAACCCCAACGTCAATCTTTTGAGCAAGATCAACTAAAAAGCCAATATTCCAATTCTCCCCAATGGCTTCTAATTTGTTTACGGCATCCTCAACTTGAGTGATTCTTGATTCAACCATTGGGGATAGATTCTTTTCCCATGATGGAGTTTGCTCATCCCCAAACCGTTGTTTTTCGTATTGCTGATAGGTTTTATTTTGTGACTTTAAAGATTCATCAAGGTTAACTCGGCTCGCACCAGCTAACGCTTTTAATCGTTTAGTTTCTTCTGTAATCTCACGGGATATTTTTCTAAGCTCTACCGCCGCGTTATACGTCCCCATGTCAGAGTTAGGGATTTGAGTTTTGGCTATAGGAAGTTTAGAGGTATCAGCTAGAATGCTATCAACTTCTTTCTGTAATTGTTCAAGTTTTTTAGTCTGTATAGCGATATCAGAAATAGTGGACTTGGCATTATCTAATCCAGGTCTAAATCTACTCTCTAACTCCTTTTTGAACTTAGGGATTTGAGTTTTAATATCCGTAGCATCTTGAATTAATTTATCTAGTGGTTGCTGTCTCTCTATTTGACTAAATGGCTCGTAGGTTTGCTCGTAGTTTTTAGTTTTCTTAACTCTATTTTCCCAATCTAATATCTGAGATTCAAGTTCTTTAGCTTGTTTTTCTAGTTGCGCTCCGGTTTTTAGATAACCCATTTTTCCTAAGATTGATTCAGTTTGATTAGTTGTAGCTGTGAGCGTTTGATCGGTTCTTTTCAGTAGTCTAACAGCATCATCAATCTCGGTCTTAACTCTTTTTAATTCGGCACGAAGTGATGTCAATTCATTCTGAATATCACGCCCAAAAAAGTTCTCAGGGTAAAGAGGATCTAATAGGTTTTGATAGTGGGATTGGAGTGCAGTTAATTTAGATTGCAACCCTTCTAAGTTTGTTTTTTCAATCAGATTAGACACGGGTTCTATAATTAATTTAGCCCGGTTATTTGCTTGTTCTAGCCCCGCTATTTTCTTGTTAGGAGGGATGAAACCTTTAGACATTTGGCTATCTATCTCATTAGATATTTGAGCCTTTAAGCTATTGGTAGCATCGGACAAACTAGATCCTTCATTCCCTAAGTTTTGGACGGCTTGGTTCCGTAGTTTGGCTACGGGGGTGAGATTGGGGATATCTAATTGATTAAGTGCCAGATTAGCTTTTTCAAGTTGTAATCCGATGGCGTTGGCTTTCTTTTGAGCTTGTTCTATTTTTGCCTGAACCCTAGCGTATCTAACTTCTCTAATTCTAATTTCTTCAGGTGAGACGAACTCCTTGGGATTCCGTTTATTCATGCGACGAAGACGGACATTAAATCTGCTCTCATCGGATCTAATTTTAGCTAATTCAATTCCTAGATCCTTAATTTCTTGTAAGGCTTCGCGTCGTTGTTGTAACCCGATCTCCCTCTGTTTAATAATTTTACCAACTGCAATCTCTGGAGAATCTAGGGTCACATCATCGGGAATCATTTGGACGTAATCATCCAATCCCACAACTTGACGTTTCTCTTGTGCCTCGATTGATTTGAGTTTGTCTATAGCTCTCTGTATCCGGTCACCGGAAATACCACGCTTTTTAAGTCGGCGTTTAAGATCACTCCACGACTCAGAAGGTTTATTTTTTAATTCATCAAAAATTGCTTTGGATTCCGAACGGGAAAACCCTAAATTTTTTAACCACAATTCCGAGGGACTGGTTAGCTTTTCTAATTCAATCCTGAGTTTATCTTTATCAGCTAAACCCTGCAATATTTTAAACGCTTTACTTTTCCGAGATATACCTTTAACCTCTAACAAATCATCAATAGAACTAATTTTGTTTTCTTGTAAATAATTAATTAAATCATCTAATTGTTTTGTAGGTAAAAATTCTTTTAATCCCTCTCTAATTTCTTCAGGTGTGGCACTATTTAACTCAACCCCATTCAAAACTAATCGGGGTTGAATCTCAATCACACCTTGACCCGGCAATGATTCAGTCTGATTCTTGCGACGTTGACGGATCTGTTCTGCCGTTTGGACTTCACCCGTTGCCTTGGCTATCTTCTGAATCTGTGCAGCTAAAGCAACATCAACCAAACCCCGTTCAACAACCTCCCTAACTGGAGATGGGATCGAAATTCCTGGTGAAGCGACACCCGACCCCGGAACCCGTACTTTTTTCTGTGACAATAGAATCGCTGCTAAGATACCCGCAGCCAACCATTTAGGAGGAGCTTCAAATAATCGACGTTTTTTGGAATCTTGGGTTTGATCGTCTAGCTCCTGTTGATTGTCAGGAGTTGCCAGTCTCGGACTCAATACACAGCGACAATTGACGTGCATCGGCGGTGTATTCGCTGAAACAGTCTCTATATCGTTTAGGTCAATCATCATCCCGTGACGACTTTCACAGACCTGACAACGGCGATCATCTATGATTGACAAGAATACAACATGAGACACTAAACCCGAATCCCTGTAAGTCTGCAACCTTCCGGCGTTATAGGCAAAAGTCAGTTCAGTGCGAGCTATCTTTTCAGCGCGATTTTTAAACCCTCTATCACCTAACTCCGAATTGATCCGCTTGAGAAGTTCTGATCTGTTTATCGGTTCCCCTGTTTCGGATTGGGGTTGAATTGCTGCAAATAGATGGCTTTTAATTTTCCCCCATTGAGTTGAGGAAATATCAGATGCTAGGGTTTTTGAACGATTAGCGATCGCAGTCTGAGCTTGAACATTTTCTATAGATGCCAGTTCTGCGTCTAATAGATCCTCATCAAAATTAGCTATTCCTTTCTTCTGTTGGGATTTAATTTCATTGTTTCCATGTTTGCGACCTAAGTTCCAACCCCCTAACCACATTCCATAAATTGATTTAGTCAACTCAGGAATTAAGACGGCTTGATAGTTTTCAATTGCCTTT